AATCTTCCACCATATCTTGGAATGCTTCCAATCATTAAATACTAATATAAAGGAGATAAGTTAATGTCACAAACCAAAGCAACATTACTTGGAGATGCATTTAGCACTGGAGCATCAGGAACAATTCCAGTTGGTGGAATTATTTTATGGTCTGGCACTATTGCAAATATTGCCAGTTTATCCGGATGGGAATTATGCGATGGAAACAATGGCACACCAGATTTGAGAGATAAATTTGTTGTTGGTGCTCATAGTGATGGTGCTTCTAACGTAACATTTAGTACTGCTGGTGTTGTTAGTGGTCACTATGCACCCGGTAACACTGGTGGTTCCGTTGCTCATCAGTTGACAGAAGCAGAATTAGCACAGCACGATCATAACTATGCGGTGCCACCGAGTAATAATCAATTTGCTCAAGGTGGATCAGATCCTGGATTTAATAGTGGTAATACTCCCGGTAACACAGGTACTGCAGGTTCCAATCATTATCACGAGAATAGACCACCATATTATGCTTTAGCATATATTATGAGAGTCTCATAAATATTAAAAAGTGATTTTTATATTATGATTGAATTCTTGCCATTATTTCCCTGTCCAGTAATTAAAATTGATACGAAACCTGAATTTAATAATATACGAAATGATTTAATTAGTTTTTGTTATTCTGAGAGAGAAAATACTCCTAAAGGAATTACTAGGTCAAATAAAAGTGGTTGGCATTCTGACTTATTACTTGAGGAAGAAAAATTTCATAAGTATAAAGAGTTCATAGAAAAATATATTACAAAATCATTTCAACCTTATGTGAATTCGGGTGTAAAAATTGTTCCATGTAGTTATTGGATTAACATAAGTGGGAAAAATGCTAGCAATAGTGAGCATTGTCACCCTGGAAGTGATATATCTGGTTGTATTTGGATTAAGTCATCAAAATCTAGTGGATCATTTAGGTTCACAAATCCAAATGATTTTATACATAATTCACTTTTAAAAACTTTTAATCATCAATCTAAGAGTAAATTTTATTTTTCTGAAAGATATTTTTTTAAACCGATTGAAGGTGAAATGATATTATTTCCTTCCAATATGAATCATTGCGTCTTTGAGAATAATGATGATAATGATAGAATATCCATAGCATTTAATTTGAAAATATATGAAAATTGAATATCCAATTATTATAAAAGATGTTCTTCCCAATTCTACATTTTTTTCTCTACGAGATGAATTTAAACATGTTGGTTGGGGTCTTTATAATTATTCAAAAAATGCTGATAGAGAAAATGAAAGAATATCTTGGAAATTAAATCAATACAATAATACGTTAATAATGTATCAATGTGCATCAATTATAAAATTGAAGTTGCAGAAATACTTGAAGCAGGATTTAATTTTTATTCGAGCGCATAGTAACGGAGCAACTTTTGGACAAACTTGTAGATTTCATGTAGATTTTAATGAAGATGATATATGGACTTTTGTCTTATTTACAGAAAAAAATTGGAACACTCAGTGGGGAGGAGAATTTATAACACTTGACCCAGATAATCAAGAATATAAGTATACACCTTATATCCCAAATAGTGGAGCATTGGTTCCTTCAAATTGGGAACATTATGGAGCAGCACCGAATGACACTACCGACAAGTTAAGAACAACGGTTGCATTTAGTTACTCATCCAAGCAATCATTTGATTCTGTGAAAAATAATTCTATTGTGAAAAGTTTTCTATAAATAACTCTAAAGCTTATAATAATGGCAAATATTAGAAAGTCATTTAATTTTAGGTCTGGACTTCAGGTTGATAATGATAATTTTGTAATTAATTCCAATGGTTTAGTTGGAATAGGAACTTCATCCCCATCACAATACCTCTGCAATATTCATGGTGACCTGAGAGTCACTGGATCGATTATTGGTAGAGATGCATCTTTTAGTGGTGGACTTGAAGTTCTTGGGATCACAACTGTCGGGGTCTTAACCGCATCTAGTATTGATGCTCCTGAGGGAAGAATTGGTATCCTCACGGCAACACAAATTCAGATTGGAAATGGTAATACATTAACTAGTTTAGTTGGATATGCGATTACTGATGCTTGGTTAGTACCTGATAATATAGGAATTGTAACAACAAGAAGAGTTGGTATTGGAACAGATTTAACTCCTAGTGAGCAATTAAGAGTTGTTGGTGATACTAATGTAACGGGAACATTTACTGCGGGGTCTATTGAATCCAACACAAATGTTACCAATGGAATTTCAACTTTTAATGATATTAGAGTTGGAACAGCAATTTCCATATCTGCTGGTATTATAACTGCAACCACATTTGATGGAAACTTTACGGGAACAGTAACTGGAACTGCGACTACATCACAATTTTTGACTGATGGTGCAAATATTATTGGGGGCACTATAAGTGATGATAGATTACCAGATGTAATCACATCAAATATTAATATTCTCACTGGAACATCATATTTTAATCAAATAGGTGTTGGCACCACTGTCCCTCTGAGTGATATCCACGTAAGAAAAGACGCTCAGACAGAAATTCAAGTTACGAGTGATTCTAACGCAGCTTTAATCGGTCTTGGTAGAAGTAATAATATCACTGGATACAATGGTGTATTCAGATATGGAAATAATGATGCATCATTCCCATATAGTGATGTCTATTCTTTAGACATTATGAATTATGGTCCGGGTAATATTAATTTTTACCTAAATCCATCATCAGTTGCAGGAGCTACCGGGGGATTCTTCTGGCATAATGAAGCAAATAGATTGATGGCATTGACAAGTGCCGGAAATCTTGGTATTGGAATCACTGATCCAACAAATAAGTTTGAAGTTGTTGGAACTTCCTACGTCAGTGGAAATGCAGAGTTTGGAGATAGTGTTACTGTTACCAACAATGTAATACTGGGATTAAATGGTAGAATAGGAATTAATTCAACATCACCAACAGAAAAACTGGATGTTGTTGGTAATATTGTTGCGTCTGGATCCATTACAGGATCCAATATCGAAGCAGACAATATCAATGTAGTTGGTTTTGTTACTGCATCTCAGTTTAAGGGTGATGCTAGTCAGTTAACTGGAATAACTGGTGCTGCAGGTGGAACTTATGGAGGTGCTACAAGCATTCCTCAACTTGTAATCAATAACGAAGGTAGAATTACTGGTATTAATCAGATAACAATTCAGCAATCTACAGGTGGTCAGATAGGAATCTTTTCTGGTGGTGTTGAGGTCGGCACTGGTATTACTGCACTTAACTTTATTGGAACTGGAAATACATTTGCAGTAAGTGGAGCTACTGTTGATATTAGTATCCAAGGTGGTGGAGGAGGATCATCAGATCCTGTAGGAACTATTGTTGCTTGGTCCGGTTCTGTTGCTTCTATTCCTAGTGAATATCAACTTTGTGATGGTTCTGCAGCATCAACATCAGCACTTCAGGCAATTACTGGTGCTAATGTTCCCGATTTAACAAATAGATTTATTGTTGGTGCTGGTAATACTACTGTAGCAGGAACATATCCTGGTGTTGGTGTTGGTTCTACTGGTGGTAGTGCTAATGCTGTTGTTGCTTCTCACTCTCATGGGACATATGGATCTGAGTCTGGATATAGACACCCTGTAAGAGCAGGTACGGATGCTAGTTTTGATTGGGATTCACATACTGCTAGTAATGAAGATGGAACTTATGATACAGATTCACGCACTGATACAGCTGGATTAGATGCTGATGGAAATGTAAACAATACTCAATCAGGAACTAATGCAAACCTCCCACCATATTATGCTCTCTGCTACATCATTAAGCATACTGCAACTGCTAGTAGTGGTGGTGGTGGCATTAGTGGAATTACCGTTGAGGATGAAGGTAGTGCATTATCTACAACGGCAACTACATTAAACTTTGTTGGTGCTGGAGTAACAGCATCAGGAACTGGAGCAACTAAAACCATTACAATTAATGGTGGTGGATCCAGTGGAGGAGGATCATCCTTGTGGTCATCAGGAATTGGTTCTGACATTTACTATAATAGTGGTGATGTTGGTATCGGAACCACTAATCCAACAGCAGTGCTTGACGTTGATGGTTACACTGAATTGGATGATGTAAATATCTCAGGTGTTGTAACTGCAACATCATTTGTAAAGTCTGGTGGCACCAATTTACAATATTTGATGGCTGATGGTTCTGTTAGCACTGTCAGTGGTATCAGCACGAGTGATGGTGATGGTATTATTGCTTATGCAAACTTTGATGGAACTTTATCCTCACCAATTACAGCAAGAGCTCAAAGAGGATTCTCTTCTATTACCAAAACTTCGAACACTAATGGAAGATATACTCTTACTTTTGCGACACCACAACCTAATGCAGATTATATTGTTCAGGCAACAGGTGGCACAAATTCCACTGCTGTAGTTAATGTCTTATCGGCAACAACAACTGAAATACTTCTCCAGACTGGAACCAATAGTAATGGTGCTGTTAATCTGGAATATGTTTACATAACAGTATATGATAGTCTCTCTGGTGGCACTGGCATCGGAACTGATGGTAATGTCAATACAACTGGTATCATTACAGCACATCTAGGATCATTTGATAATCTATATGTTTCTGGTATTTCTACACTAGGAACTGTTGAGGTTTCTTCTGGTATTATAACTTCCACAACTGGTATTGTAACTTATTATGGTGATGGTTCAAACTTAACAGGACTTACTGGTGCTGGTGCATCGACTTATGGTGATGCAAATACAACACCTGTTATTACTGTAGATTCTAATGGTAGGATTACTGGAATTTCTACTGTTGCCACCGCAGGTTCTGGTAGTGGAGGGGGAGGATCATCAGATCCTGTAGGAACTATTGTTGCTTGGTCAGGTTCTATTGCTTCTATTCCTAGTGATTATCAACTCTGCGATGGTTCTGCAGCATCAACATCGGCACTTCAGGCAATTACTGGTGCTAATGTTCCTGATTTGAGAGATAGATTTATTGTCGGTGCTAGTGATATTTCCGGAACAGGAACATATCCTGGTGTTGGTGTTGGATCTACTGGTGGTGAAGCTTCGGTTGCTCTTACAATAGATCAAATGCCGAATCATAATCACCCACACACAAATGGTGATAGTTATTGGACACAGGATGTAAGTGCAGCAGCAGATTTTACCTTCACTGGATCAACTTATGAAATGAGTTTTAGTCCGAGTGTGGCGTCTCAAGGTGGTGGACAAGCACACGAAAACCTCCCACCATATTATGCTCTCTGCTACATCATTAAGCATACTGCAACTGCTAGTAGTGGTGGTGGTTCTTTAGTAAACCATGGAACAGTAGCAACTAATACTGGAACTGAAGCAGCATTTACTAATATTCCATCTACTGCTAAGAAAATCACTGTAGCCATTCATAATTTTGGTTTTACTGGTAGTAGTGATACTATGATTATGGAAGTTGGTGATAGTAATGGATATGCTACCACTGGATATCAATCAAGTTATGATAATGTAGATCAGACTTCAGATGCACAATCTAGCACTACTTTCTATGGACTTAATGCAAGTGCAGATCAAGCATTAGAATATAATATTACTGTAGAATTAGTAAATGTAACTGGAAACAGTTGGACTATTTCACATACAGGTGCTAGTAGTAGTTCTAGTGGTGAAGTAATCTGGGGTGGTGGTAGCATATCACTATCAAATGCACTTGATAGATTAAGGATAAAAACTGCCGGTGGTAGAACTCTGGATCATGGACATGTAACTGTTTATTATGAAACCGAAGGTGGTGGTAGTAGTTCTGGTGGTGGTACAACATTATTACCAGCACAAACTATTGATCCAGCAGCACAATCAACATCAGTAGAATTTAGTAACATTCCCTCAGATGCACTAGAGATTACAGTAATGTTTGAAGGAGCATCCTTAAGTGGAACTGACGACTTTGAGATACAATTAGGAACTGCTAGTGGTTACATTGTATCTAACTATGATTCTATGTCACAAAATGAAGGTGGTGCTGATAAAAGATATTCCAGTAGTAGTTTTATAATTCGGTCTGATAATGCAAGTCATATCAGAACTGGATCAATGCTTATTAAAAAAGCATCGAACACTTCTTACGTTCAAACGGGTCAATTTGCAATTAGTCCTTCATCAACTGAAGGAGGAAATCAAACCTATGGTTCTTTATCTTCAGTAAGTGGGACGGTAAATAAATTAAGAATAAAATCTTCTGGTAGTAACCATTTTGACGCCGGATTAATAAGTGTTTCATATAAGACTGCAAGTTCTGGTGGTGGTGGAGGTTCCTCCTTATGGTCATCAGGAGACAGTCAAAGCATTTATTATAATAGTGGTGATGTTGGAATCGGGTCCACTAGTCCAACAGCAAAACTTGACGTTGATGGAACTCTGAATGTTTCTGGTATTGTAACTGCAACATCATTTGTAAAGTCTGGTGGCACATCATCACAATACTTGATGGCTGATGGTTCAGTTTCCACTAGTTCTGGTGGTTCTAGTGGTATCAGCACAGCTGAAGTTCTTCTCGTAGACACTAATACTGGTCTTGGTAAGACTATTGGTACTGGCACAACTTCTGGTGGTGTATTTGGTTCAAGTAACTTTAATGGAAAAACTGTTATTGTAGGATGGAATGCTGGATACAATTCCAGTAGCTTATCTTCAAAAAATGTAATTGTGGGGTCTCAAGCTGCACATGCATTAGTAAGTGGAAAGGATAACGTCATAATTGGAGAACGTGCCGGTTATGGTATGGACCCTGACGGTGATCATAATGTTTTCATTGGACATGATGCTGGATCACAGGTAACTGGAGATAATAATATCGTCATAGGTGCCAGTGTAACTGGTAGTTCAAGTATGACGAACACCATTTTGCTTGGTGATAGTTCGATTAATACACTACAAATTCCTGGAATTCAATCTGGTGCTTCTAACGGAGATGTTTTAACTTATAATAGTACTTCTCAAAAACTTGAACTTCAGACTGCACCAGTCACATCCGTAACTGGTGGAACAGGACTAACTGGTGGAACTACAGGTGATGTAACTTTAAATCTCACAAATACTTCTGTAAGTGCTGGTTCATACACTAATGCAGATATAACTGTTGATGCTCAAGGTAGAATTACAGCAGCAGCAAGTGGTTCTAGTGGTGGAGGAATTACCGTTCAAGATGAAGGTAGTGCATTATCCACAACAGCAACCACGTTAAACTTTGTTGGTAGTGGAGTTGTTGCAAGTGGAACTGGTGCGACTAAAACTATTACAATTTCTGGTGGTGGAGGAGGAACAGTTTCTTCAGGAAGCTTTACTGCATCTGCTGGTTCTCCATCTACATTAGAAACTTATGCTTATGATTCCGCAGAACTTGTATTTGAATATACTGTGTTCGTCAAGAATGGAACTGATTATCAAACTCAAAAGTTACTGGTAATGAGAGATGGAACAACAGTTGATTCAACTCAATATGCAATTATGCATAGTAATGGTCTTTTAGTTCAACTTGATGCCACGATTAGTGGTAGCAATCTCTTACTACGAGCTACACCAGAGACAGGTGTAACTGGAAATACTACATATAGAATTAAGAGAGAGGTAGTATGATATGAGAACTGAACTTTCCGAGTCTGGAAGAGTTCTTGTCTTTGATGACATCTCTTCCGATACACCACAAGCATTTACTGTTTGTATAAAAAATCCCTCCGATTGGGAAGAGATTCACAATTATATTATTAATGAGAACGAGATAGATGGTATTCCTAATAGAAGAATAACCTGTATTAGTGAGATGCAGTGTTCTTCTAAAAGGTCTGTTTATGAAATGTCTGTTAATGAAGCAGAAGTATTAAGACAACATTCGAAAGTGGAATGGGTCGAGAAGTCTTCAATGCACAATCCTACTTTGTTGGAACAAAGAAAATATGATGAAGAATTTGATAAACATACTGATACGGATAGATTTAGACAGGCAGTTACTAACAGAAGAACCAGTGGTGATCCTGGTTCAACTCTAAATTTTACTCAATGGGGATTGTATCGTCATCAATCTACTACAAATAATTTTGATGATGACGATATAGTAAGTGCTGATTGTCAATACTCGTTAACAGGAAAAAATGTTGATGTTGTAATTATGGATACTGGTGTCCGTTGGGATCATCCAGATTTTTTAAAACCAGGTGTATCATCATTTAGTACAAAAGCAGACACAAGAGTAAGAGATATTTTGATACATGGTGCAGAGGAATATGGCATCAACTGGGCAAGTGAAGGTCTTGTTGCACCTGGCAGTGGATCATTATCAAATTATACAGAAGCTAATGTATTATCATCCAGTTCTTTTAATGGTTCATGGCACGGAAGTCATGTTGCCGGAACTGCTGCCGGAAATCAATTTGGTGCTGCCTTTGAAGCAAATATCTGGTCAATTGCTTGTATTGATAGATCAGATGTTGGATGGTCTGAACCGTCTGACGGATTTGATTATATCAAAGTTTGGCATAAAAATAAACCAATCAATCCTGAAACTGGACTTAGAAATCCCACAGTTGTGAACTGTAGTTGGGGTCATCGTCAATTTGTTCGAAACGATTTAACATATAATGCAACATTTAGAGGAACTTCATATACTAGATCTGAAATTATAGCAGCAACAAACGTAGTTCCTGCTGTTTATTATTTGGATCCACTTGCAACTGTCTACTATCAATTTACAAGTAGAAAAACAACCGGACAAACTACGGCAGACGAATTGGTAAACGATGCTGATTGTCAGAATGTAGTTTTAGTTTGTGCTGCCGGAAATTCAAAAGGAAAACAAGAAGTTAAGGGTGGTACAGATCATGATAATGAATTTACTTCAGGCACTTTCTATTATAGTTCTGGATATGACTATTATTATAATCGTTCGGGAACGCCAGCTATTACGAGAGAGGGAGAGGATGATGCTGCGATAAAGGTTGCTTCATTAGATAGTGCGAGACAAGTTGATTCACAAGAAAGAACTTCATGGTTTAGTGATCGTGGACCAAACATTGATGTCTGGGCAGCAGGTTCAACAGTTCTAAGTCCAGATAATGATGGGTATCAGGATCCTCGAAATAACTCATTTTATAATGATTACAAGAGTGGAACGAGTATGGCAGCACCTAACACCAGTGGTGTCATTGCACAACATCTAGAGTCAAATCCAACTGCCACTAGAAAAGATGTAAGAAAATGGTTATTATCAAAAGGATCTGTAACATTGTCCAGTAGTGATTTATATGATCCACATACAAGTAATACTAGAACCGACACTAACTATTGGGGAGCTACTTATAGTATGAAATCATCTCCTCTTAGAGTATTATATAATCCTTATGCCAATAATACAATTCCAAAGATGACTGGGGTTACCATTTCTGGTATTTCATTCAAACAATCATAAATATATAAAAAAGCTGATATGGCAGATAAAAGTTTTGGTGTAAAGAACGTAGATTTAATTAGTTCTTCCGGAACACCAACCATAGATAGTCCAAATAATATAAACATTAATGCTATTAACGTTGCTATTAGCACGGATGCCACCATTGGTGGAGATTTAACTGTTACCGGTGACATAGTTGGAATAGCATCTACATCAAGTGCTAGTATAGTCAAGGGAGCTTCGACAATTTCTGATCCAAATGGATCGGGAAACCCACTATGCATGGTTCCTACTGGGCATAGTCCTGGAACTGCAACGACAATATACAGAGATACTGGTATTAGATTTAGAGATAGTGATGTTACTTTACTTATTGGTGATGGGAACCCTGGAAATGGACAAATAAATGTTGGTGGCATCGCAACTGCTGGAACTTTCTCTGCAAATTCATTCGAAACTAATACTACAACTGGTGATGGTTCTGACAGAGGATTCACCTTAAAATATTACATCACTGCGAATAGTTCTAGTTCTTATCGTTTTGCCGGACCAGGTTGT